GTGTACAGGCTTTGATCTAAACATTCTGTTTTTATCAATATACTTCCTGTGGTAATGTCTTAACGCATCTATTAACTTTTTGCAATGGTCAGTATCAATCCAACATCTAGGTAAGGTCATTGTAGTTGCGTGGATGCCATCCTCTAATGGAATTTTTGGTACGACTTTAAATCTTATTCCTAATTGATAGGCGACTTCTCTTCTGGTCTTACCATTACCAAAGTCGGTAACTTCAATATCGTGTGGTGCAAAGTGATCTTTGTAGACATACTCTTTGTCATTAATCATCTTAATATAATATGGTAAACCTTGACCTCTTTCTTCGTGGTAATCTATTATATTAATGCTTCTACCTAGTTGCTGATAGAATATTATACTACTGTGGTCGGAGACCCCAAGATCCCATGCTGTAGATACTGGTAGTGAAGGATCGTAGGGAACTCTTGTAAGCTGTTTATCATCATCTAGTTTTGCAATCACATCTCCATATACTGCACCTTCTATGTTTGCTATCCAATCACACTCAAACTCTTGCATATACTTCTTCTCACCCATAACTTGTTTTGCTTTATCTAATTCATCTTGATCTACAATTTTAGTATCTGATGCTTTAGCTTTGTAGTTAAACCAATCTTCCGCACCTTGTGAGTGTTGGTACAACTCATAAAAGTTATTGTTCATTCCCATTGGTGTACCTATAAAAACACAATAGCCTTTGCGATCTGATAATGCTGGTCTAATTATTTCTGGAAACAACTTACTGTTTACGTTTGCGTACTCATCAATCACGCAGCCATCAAGGTATATACCTCTTAACCCATCTGGAGATTCCGAGCCTAGTAAGGTAATACGAGATCCATTAGGTAGGTCTACACGAAGTTCTGTTTCGTTAAATTTAGTGTGGGGTATCTTGGCGGTAAACTGTTTCATGTAATCCCATGCAATAGACTTTGCTTGTTTAAAGGTGGGTGCAATGTAGGCAAACCTAGGGTTGTTAAGTTTGGACAGTAGTGCTGACCTAATTAGATGGTTGATCATACATACTGTTTTGCCAAACCTTCTATGACATACAAGTACATTCCATCTATGTTTATCTATTTTTCTGTGTAAGTAGGCTTGATGCTTCCTTGGTGTGTAAGGTATTTTAATATCCATATTTAGTGTATCATGTCTGACTTCATACTAGATACAGGTTGGTAATCAAAACCCATATTAAGCATAGCATAGCTGATAAATAGATCGGCTGCTAGTTTATTGGGAAAGCCATAGAATTTAATAATAACATTATTACTATCTTCTTCTATGTAAGCAACTGAATCTAAATCGTCTGCACTAAAGTAATCCATATACTATATTTAGTGTATTTTAAAAAAAATAAAACAGAAAAGATGTGTGTGTATAAAGGGGTGGATGGCTGTAAGGGTGTCCTCTAGTCCGGTATATATAGAAAGAAAAAACGCAGGTAAAATATGGGTATATACCCCCTATCTAAAAAACAAAAACACAGACAATACTAGGTAAAAATATACACCATAGATTAGTAATAATAAAAGATTAACGTTAGTAATCCGATAACTATTAATTATCGGAACATATATAGGTTAACAATACTGTCGTTTGTTTTAATGTGAGAAAAAAAACTGTCGCTGTTTATAAATGGATACCAACATTATCAATATTATTTTATTCTATATTTCAACCAAACATTAGAATCATTATAAATTGTAAATATACAACACCTGTTGCAATAATATCACATAAAATTATTTTATATTTTTTTTTATATGAACACATTGTTGCCTTATTTATTATATATACTTTGTATATGTTAAACAAACCAAAGGAAACTATGAAAAAATACAAAGTATCATTATCAGAAAAAGATATTGAATTTTTAAGAGATTGTATAGATTTTCAATATGAAATGTATGATGACAATTTACAAGAAAAAGACAGATGGGAAAAAGAAAATATAAACAAATTAATTGAAATGGAAACAAAATTAAGAAATGTTGTTTGTCCACCAATTAAATACCATTTTAAAAAACCATCAAAATTTGACAAATTAATGATGGGTTTATTATTAAAATAATGCCTAATTATAGCCATATTTATTTATTAACTTTAATTAACTAACGAAAGGAAACTAAAATGTTTTATCACACAGTAAGAGAATATAAATCAGTACGATACAAAGGTTATGATATATTTTTAGAATTAAAAGCTAACAATATGTTAATAGCTAGTTGCTACCATGATAATGGTTATAATTTTACTGATAGATTTATGGACTTCACAAAAAGTCAAGTAGTAAGTATATTAAAAAATAAAATAAAAGAAATGAAAGAAAACTAAAATGAAAGTACAAAACATAGAAAGCAACAAAGGAAACAAAATAGCAAATCAATTTGTTATTACTGACAATGACAATGGAAATAAAAAAGAATATTTCCAAAGTTATAACTCAATGATTGTAAAAAAAATATATGATCATTTAGGTGCTGATGTAGTTGAAACATTTTTAGATCAAAAATACTGGAACTACAGCAACACAACCGGCAAGTATAGAAATATATTTCTTAATGAAACTATAAAAGATACACGAGCCAAAATAAAAAATGGTACTTATATCTTAACAGACTTAAACAAATAGAAAGCGAGGAATAAATGACAAAGTGTGAAATGTGCGAGGGTAAAGGATATGAGCAATTGCAATCTTGTTATGATGAAGTCCACTCTAGAATTGAGTGTAGTTATTGTATGGGTGATGGAATTAAAATAAAAGATGAAGAAGAAAAAAAAGAAAGCGAGGACCAATAAATATGAGTGATGATAGTAGTAAAATAGGTAAAATAATCAATGGTTTCAACGATTATTTGGCAAAAATAAAAAAGGAAGTGGATCTAAATGAACACAGTTTAGCCATACATTATGATTATGATATAGTACCTTTGCCAGATGATATTATTGATGAAGCAAATAGAAAGGAAACTAAATGACACAAGAAAAAAAAATATATTACTCTGATTTATTAAACTATGTTGATGTTTGTTATAGCTGTAAAAGTCAAAATATTTTACATCTTACTAAAGGTGTTATTGGTGGTGGCTATACTCAAAGATCATTTTGTAATGATTGTAATAGTGAAGATGTTGGAACAGTACCACCGGAAGAAGTTTTAGAATAATAAATAAACAGAAAGGGAAAAATAAAATGGAATACAATAGCAAATGTAAGAGATACCATACTTATATTGGTCATGTAGTTTTTAATGACACAATGAGTAAGTCTAAAGATGAAGATAGTTGGTTTGTTGATGTGGTTAGTAAAGATAAATATATTGTAGATGAAGATTTTTATTCTAATTACAATGACGCATTAATAACATTTAAAGAAGCTAAAAAACAAATACAAAAAGATGAAAGGGAAAAATAAAATGAAAAATGGATATATAGATTATTTTGAGATTGGAAAAGAAGGCACAAAAAACTATAGGCAATTAATTTTAACTGAAAATGATGGAGAGCCACCATATAAAATAGAATATAGTGAAGTGAACTCTGATCAAGAAACAAGTGTAGATTATTGTTCATATTTAAAAGGTGCTAAAAGAGATTTTAAGGAAATAAAACAAAGATTAAAAGGAGAAAAATAAAATGAAAAAAAAACTAATAGCAAAATATGATTTAATAGATTGTAAAGATGATCATGATTGTGATGTACATTGGGAAAATTTTAAAGGAAATCTTGATTATTATTTTAATAAATATCTTGGTCATAAAGTAATAGTTAAAGGTAAGAATATGACTTGGAAAAAATTATCTGGATCTAAAGATTTTGATCTTGATAATGTTATGGATATATTTGAAAAAGTTAGACCTAATACAAGCCAATTAAATTTTTATTTATGGCAAACAGGTATTAATAGTTTTCAAGCTAATTGTGGACACCATGATGGAACAGAAAAATATTATTATAAAATTAAATAAACAACAAAATTTAGAAGAACTTATGAGATTAACACTCATAAATATTTTAAATGCAAAGGGTGTAATATACACCTATTATAAACAACAA